TACAGCTCGCGGAAGGCTTGCCACACTTCCCAGGTCTTGCCGACCTCCGTGGTGAAGCCCAGACGGCGTTTGTTCATCGTGACCACGTTGAAGTCATCGACCCGGACGCGATCCCGCTTGATGCCGAACTCCAGCTTGCGCTTCCCAGCGTGAATGGTGATGTCGCAGCCTTCGCGGAGGAGGATGGCGATGGCGTACTTGAGGCCGGTCCCGAAGAAGCCGATGGCCCCGGGGTTCTCCTTCGAGCTGACCCCGAAGGTGGCGATGGACTTGGGGTCAATGACGCCATTGTTGCGGAAGATGATCACGTTGTGACTCCTTTTCTCAGGGTTGTTGAAACAGAATCTTACTCCACACACACTCGCTCATAGCGGTCCGGGAGGGCTCCACACGATCCGGGGGAGCCGTCCGCGTTCACCACGCGCACACACTCCCGGGTCAGGTAGCTGATATGAACCTCCGGGCGGTCCAGATAGTCCGCAAAGGCCCCCGCCAGGCCCCAGAGCAGCAGGACGGCGAAGGCGATCGGAGCAGCCCAGCGGGCGTGGTCACACAACCTCGTCAGCGTCCCACGCATAGCCCCGAAGGCGATTGACTTCAAACTCGAATCGCAACGGGCTTCGCGCAGCAAGTCCTCGTGCGACTTCTTGCGGTTTTGCGCCGCGCGGGATTGGGTGCCTGTGTATGCGGCGGAAGGCTTCTTGTAGTTCATGATGGGTCAGCTCCTTTCCAATCTCGAATCGCGGCGTCAGTATCGGGGGTTGGTTCATTTCTCAACTCGTGTGAAGAAGTATAGTGGGTCAATCCGAAGAAGTAAAGCGATTCAGGTCAATTCCAGCGCGCGGCGGATTTCCCGCCGGACCTGAAGGCGGGCGTTGAGGGCCGCGCGGTGGTCGGAGGAAGTCCGCGAGCACGTCACCATCAGGGGCTTCCCCCTCACGGTGAAGCGGACCTTGTAGTGTCTCCGGCCCTGCTCCACCGTGTAGGCGATCCCCGCCCCCTCCAGCTCCCGCTTCGTTGCTTCCAGCGTCTCGATCATGGGGGCGTCCTCAGAATGGGGGCTTGTCCGACTTCGGGCCGTCCTTCAGAGGCTCCTGGGTCGGCTCTACCTTGGGCCACTCGAACGGGCCGCCAAAGTTCTTGTCCCAGTGCGCCCGGACATGCTCCAGCGGGGGGAGGTGGTACATGTACACGCGCTTCTTGATCATCACCTCGAAGCCGTGTTCATTGGTCCATGGAATCTCCGCCATTTCCTGCTTCGACTGCGGCCAGCCGTCCGGGAAGGCCCGGGCAAGCCACTTGCCGAAGCCGGTGCGGCTCATGCGGAAGTTCCGGCCCTGGTCGCGGAGGTCGTTCACGTAGTCGTCATACAAGCTGTCCTTCACCACCTTGTTCCGCCAGTCCTGGTCGGTCTTGAGCAACCGGCCCTCCCACAGCTTCTCATACATCCACTGGGTTTCCGGCGACATGCTCATGATCTTCTGGTCCTGCAGCGCCCGGGTCTGGGGGACCTGGCGAACCTCGAAGGCGCTCAGGTCATAGGTCAGGAGGAAGTGGAGCAGGTGCTCAAGTCCTCCGTTGTCCAGATCGTCCTTGATGCGCTTGAAATAGGCGTGGTCCTGCTTGTGGCCCTCGCCCACCTCCATGACGAAGAACCGGCGTTCATCCAGACCCGCGGGCACCACCCAATCTTCGTTCGAGGCGAGGACCAGGTGGACATAGTTCGGGGCCGCTTCCGCGTCCACGCCCTTGCCCTCGATCACCAGGTGTTCTTCGGTCACGAGGGTCTTGAGCACGCTTTCGTGCTTCTTGTCCCCGGCGAAGAAAGCCTCATCACCGAACAGCAGGACGGTATCGCGGAGGTGGGCGTTGAAGGAGCCCACCAGGTGCTTCGAGTCGCTGACTTGGAGGTAGTGACGCCCGAACATCGCGCCCAGGACCTTGGCGAAGAAGGACTTGCCGGTGCCACGGCGACCGCGGAGGACCACGGCCACTTCGCCCGGGCCGTCCGGGTGCTGGACCATCCGCGCCATCCACCCGACCAGGTAGTGGTAGTGCTCCGGGTTCCCTGAGCAGACGTTGTCGCGGATGTGGTTCAGGAAGGGCATGTGCTTCTCGCCCGGGAGGGAGTCGCACGCGAACCCGCGCCAGAGGTTGTAGGCTTCTTCGACCTCCTGGCCGGGGGCAAACACGATGGTCTCATATTGGCGGCGCTGGGGGTGATCAATCCAGAAGGCTCCCGCGGCCTTCTCAATGGGCTTGCCCTCCTCCGAGTACCCAACCACTACCTTGATGTGGCGGTAGCGGTTGCGGAAGTCCTCGAAGGACTGCTTGCTGATTTTGGTCCGCTTCATCGCCGGGTCCCAGACCTCGCTGATGATGCGGCACTTCCCGCCGATGTCCGCGATGACGGCGTGCTTCTCGTTGAGCTTGCGCAGCCAAGGGTCCACCGCCTCCTCGTGGGCACGTTCGATCTGCCGCAGGGCGTAGCCTTCCCAGTTCGGCTTGTCTCTGACGCTCGCGGCGATTTCGTTGGAGCCGGTGATCACCGCGAAGATCATTTCATCAGGGACCTCCGCCCGCACGAGGTCGCAGCAGACCTTGAACAGGGCTTCCGACCGGGAGGGGTACTTGGTCGGGTCCAGCGGGTCCTGCCCAGTAGCAATCAGCGCCAGTACGTGGTCGCTGATTGCCTTCCCGTGCTCATGGGCCCACTCCCGCAGCTCCTCCGTCCCGATGTCCGGGACGTTGCCCGTGATCTTCACCTTCGGACGGCCCCCGGCCAGGCCCTGCTCCGCCATCTGGACTCGAACCGCGGGGGTGAATTGTTCGATGGGGTAGCTGGCGTCATTCCACTCCACGAGACGGGCGAGGGTCGGCTGGCGACCCTTCTTGACCTTCTTCGCGGTGGGCATGTTGATCGTGCCCGGGAGGCGCATGATGCGGTCCACGTTGTGGCAGTGGTCCGCCTGAAACACCTTCTCCAGCTGGATGTTATAGGCTTCCAGCTCCTGAGCCTTCGCCACCGATCCGGCGATGTCCAGCTTGTCGGACGGGTTCAGACGCCAAAAGCCCTGATAGCCCCCGCCCGAGTCGATGATGACCGTGGGCTTGGGCGTGTAGGACTGGAGCAGCTTCAGCGCCCGCGCCCGCTCCTCCTCGAAGTCCTCCCCGGCTCGCGGGTCGATGTCCACGTGGAGCCACGCGAGGCGGGCCATGTCCTCCTTCGAGGCTTTCACGTCCATCGCCCGGCGGACCGGGTTCACGTGGAAGTACAGGTTGCGCTTGCCCTGGTGCCCTTCAATCCACTCCGCGGCTTTCTGCCAGCGGTCGGGCATGAATGTGACCGTCTCCGTCTTCCCGTCCGGGATGATGGCCGTCAGGACCCACGGCCCCTCCGGGCACCACTTCTTCAGGAAGTCGATTGCGTCCTTGGTCTTGTGCTTCGGCAGTTCCGCCATTTCCGATCCCCCTCAAAAGCCCCAGTGTTCGCGTAGGCGCTCCACGGGGGCGTTCCCCCTTTCCATTTGAATCAGCCAGAGGCGAGTGCAGCCCAGAGCGGCGGCGATTTCGCGCTGGGTCTTACCCGAGCGGCGGCGGAACAGCAAGCAGACCTCGTGGGGCTTCAGTTGTCCGAGGTGCTGGCGCGGTTGATCGTCCAGGCGGCGGTCCGCTTCCCATTCACGGTAGCGGTCCGGGCGCACCACGTACTCCTTCGCGGCCTCAATCTGATTGAGACCCTTGCGGCGGCGGTGTAGCAATAGGCTTTCGCCTTTGGTTGGTGTCACTGTAGCAGACATGTACAAATCTCCTTAGTTCTTGGGAGGCGTGTCCAACGTGCGACACAGACCTCATACAGGCGTTCTCGCGGAACCTGGCCCAGCATAGCAGCGGCCACCGCTCCATCGAATAGCAACCACTCCGTCTCCCCGACCTTCAGCAGGAGGAAGGCCCGGCCCCCGGCCTTGCGGCGACGGGTCAGCCAGGTCCTCTGCTGGCGGGTGAAGTGGTCCACTCGAAGCGGTCCGCCCCTGGGCGGCCAGCGTTCCGCGAACTTCAATTCAATCCAGCCTTGGTTGTAGTTCACATCCGGGGTCCCGGGCACAATGGGGTTCTCCACGCGCACCGGGTCCAGCGACCGGATGACGGGGCGGAGGGAGTCCCACATTGCGGCTTCAGACATCAACCCACCTCACTTCGATGTTGTAACGGCGGGCGACTTCCAAAGCCTCGTCAATGCGTTGATTCCACTCAGCAACCCACCCCGGATCGCGGCCCGTGTAGTCGATGCCCGGGAAGGCGACCCGCTTCACGCCCGCCTTCCCCGCAGCCTCCATACAGTTCGGACAGCAGGGGAAAGAAGTATAGAGCGTGAAGCCAGTCGCAGGCGAGCCTAAAAAGTTGAGCGCATTGACCTCAGCGTGAACAACACGCTGGTACTTGTACCCGCGGTCAGCGTACAGGGCCGGGTCGTCATCGTGGCCCGGATGGAAGCCGTTGAACCCGGTCGAAGCCACGCTGTTGTTGGGCCGAACCAGGACGGCTCCGACCTTCGTGGAAGGGTCCTTGCTCCACCCCGCGACGTGTTGGGCCAGCGCGACATAGCGGCGGTCCCAGCGGTCTTGACGCTCGCTCATATCAGCCCCTTCTCGTTGGCGATCCATTCGGTGACCGTCAGCGTGACGGTCCGACCGTTCTTGGCCACGTTCTTGATCTGGGATTTCGGCATCCAGACCTCCGACTCACCGCCGTGGTCGATGAGCAGGGCCTTGTCCGTCTCGCGCTTGACGGTACATTCGATGTCCACGGTGTTGTCGTTGCTTTGACGCATGGGGTTCTCCTTCGGTTCGCCCCGGACTTCCTCCGGGGTCAAGCGGGTACACTTTGCGCAGCGTGCGTCCGCGAACAAGTATGTGACCTGCGCGTCACACTGATAGCAGAATTTCATAACATAGAACCTTTTGCCAATTTAATGAGTTCATCTTTGAAGTCTTGTGGCGTTCGGTTTGCCTCTTTTTTGCTGAGAGTTGGTTTGTTCCTATCCTTCCCCCGTGAATCTTGATAACCCACCTGATGCGACCCACTGGGGCGTTCCCAACGTAGTTCGTGAGGTGGGTTCTTGCCGTGATAGTACAACCAAGTTGCTTTGTTTGCCCTGTGTCCGTAGGCGCTTTGCCATACTTCACAAACCCATTCGTGTAGTCCAATACGTTTCCACCCGACCCCTACGGGCTTGGCAATACCGTAAGCCTGCCAGGCTTTTGTCTTTGCTGGGTGTTCAAGCACACCTCCCCAACGAATTACGGACCTCAAAGCTGATTCAAAACAACCATGGTCGTTCCCGGGCCTATTATGTTCACCTCCCCAGCGTTTATAGTTCACGCATGCTAAGGCTCCCCAACGCTGACAAGGGGGGTGTGCTATAACAGGATAGGGTCCAGCATACAAGCGGGCGTCTCGCCCTTCATCCCAAGGGTCCACGTCCGAAATTCCAAAATAAACGCCCCCTGTTTGTACAAATAAAGCAGCAACCGTCATAAATTGTCTCCTTCAAACCCCATGGAGTGACCCCAGCTCTGCCCAATCTCCACGTCCACCTTTGACGGGAGTTCGAGCGGCGTACAAGTCCGCATGATGTGGGCGGCTTCCGCGGCCTCCTTCATGTCGTGGACGCTGAAGGCGATCTCATCATGGACCTGGATGATGATGTCCAGTCCGGCTTCCGCGCAGGCAACCATAGCCATCTTGGTCTGGTCCGCGGAGGAGCCCTGAATCAGCCGGTTCAGGCCCTTGTGCGTCCAGTCGAAGTTCCCGTCACGGTCCTTCGGGAAGCGGCAGCGACGGCCCGACAGCGTGGTGATGTAGCCCACGGCCTTCGCCCGGGCTTCGCAAGCCTTCGCCAGCTTCTTGATGAACGGCACCTTGTGGTCGAAGGTGTCCAGGAGGGCCTGACCCTCCGGCCCCGCGGCCTCGAACCTCCGCGCCCCTTCCGCGACCAGGCGCTGACCCTCCGGGCTGTTCACGTCGAACAACTGGAAGCGGGGGCCGCGCACGGCCATCATAGTCGGGAGCACGAGCTTGCGGCACATCTTCGCCCCGCCCATCCCGTAGGACAGGCCCAGGTAGATTTCCTTGGCGTCCTTGCGCTTGATCCCCGCCATGTCCGCCATCATCTGGTGGTTGTCGGTGTTCGGGTCGTTGCGGTACTTGTCCCGGGCTTCGATTGCGGACAGCCAGGCTTGGTGCCCAATCAGGTCCTTCGCCAAGCAGGCGTAGTGGACCGCCATGCGCGGCTCCTGCTGGCTGTAGTCGTTGGACGCCCAGTGTTGGCCTTCCTCCGGGAGGTATATGGCCCGCCACATCATGGCGAACTCATCCCGAGCCGGTTGCTGCTGGAGGTTCGGGTGTTCGCTGGACAGTCGCCCGTAGGCAGCGCCCGCGGTCCCGTCGCTTTCGTCATCCTTCTGGCGGCGGAGCTGGTTGAACGTCCCGTGGAGGCGACCGTTCACCATGTGGTCCCGGACGGAGCTGGCGAAGGTCGTGCGCAGCTTGTTCACCTTCCGGGCGCGTTCGAGGGCGTCCGCCACGGGGTGGTCGATTGAGCCCAGCAGCTCCTTGTCAATGTTGGGCTTGCCCTGGGAGGTCTTGTTCAGCTTGATGCCGATGTGTTCGAGGGCGGGGGCGATCACCTCCGGCTTCCAGACATCGCCCACGGCGATCCGGTGGCCGGTGATCGACCGGACTTGGGCCAGGGCCTCCGTCTCCTTCTCCAGCGCCCAACGCTCAATCATGTCCAGTCGGTCGCAGTCGATTCGGACGCCCCGGCGGCGAAGGCCCGTGAGGATCGGGAGCAGCTTGGACTCCAGATTGTACACGCCCCAGAGGTCCTGCTCATCAATCTCCCGCTCCTGACGGCGGAGGATGTTCAGAGGCAGGCGCGTGTCCTCCTCCGCGTACTTCCCGACAAACTTGGCCGGGAGCATCCACATGTCCTTCTTCGGGTCAATCCCATAATCGACCGCGGCGGCGCGCAGCAGGGCTTCGTCCTTGCCGTGGAAGCCCCACCGCTCCGCGATAGCCTGCATGCTGTAGCTGTCGTGGAGTTCGCAGATCAGCGGGTCAGCGATCTGGATGTCGCGGAAGTAGCGGACCCGCTCGAACTCGATGCCGTCCCCGGCGAGAAAGTCCAGGTCATACGGGAGGTTGGCCCCCACGAGGTCGCCGGTGAACACCTTTGCCTGGGCGCGGAGGTAGGCCAGCACGCCCTCCAGCGGGAGGTTGCCCCCGCCTTCGTGTCTGATGGGCAAGTACCCGCCCGGGCCGTCCTCGATTGCGAAGCTGATGCCGGTGATGTAGCTGTTCGGGCGACGGCCCGCCCCCGGCCCGAGTTTGCGCAGGTCCGGGTCCCGCGTCTCGCAGTCGATGGCGACCCGCTTGGCCCCCTCCCACGAGGGGAGGGTGTTGAGGTCCGGGGCCACCCAGTCGCTGGAGACGGTCGTGAACAGGGGTGGCTGCATCATGAGCCCTCCCCGTCAAATGCCCGTTGAATGCGGTTCCTGGCGATGTCGAAATAATTGGGTTCGCGTTCGATGCCGATGAACCGGCGGCCCTCGAGGAGCGCCATCTTGCCCGTCGTGCCGCTGCCGAGGAACGGGTCAAACACCGTGTCGCCGGGGTTGGACCAGCTCAGGATGTGATCGCGTGCGAGTGCTTCGGGGAATTGCGCCGGATGCAACGCGCCCTGACCCTGTTTTGCTTTGTCCCACACATTTTGCATAGGCTTAGTAGCCTTAACTACCTTACCCTTGCGCGCTTCGGTCCGGCGCGACTGATAAGACCCATCAGCACTTCTTTGCGTATTGACCCCCGAAGGGGCGCCTGTGTTTTTGGTTGGAATCTCCAAGACATTGAACGACGCTGGTGCACCCTTGGACCAAACAAACATGTACTCAAATGCAGCAGTGTAGCGGCGGCCACTCTTTACTTGAGGAGGTGGGTTGGTCTTTCTCCATATCATCGTGTCATGCAGATTGAACCCACACTCCATCGCATACAAAGCCTGACGGAAGCTGGTCCCCGTCTCGCTGCCATTGATCGTGGCATCGC